TCTTTTTGCGGAGTGTAGTCGATCATTCTCCCGGCTCCTTACCGCCGCCCATCATCGTTTTGAGTGGGCTATCCGGCTCCGCCGCCTTGCCAGCCAGCGCCGCGGCCTTTGCAATCTTGGGTGCGTTCTCAATCTGCTGCTGCTTCTCCTGCTGTTTCTGAGCCATCTGGCGTATCTCTGCAATGGCTTTCGGATCACGTAGACACGTAGCTGGACCTCCTACCGCGTCCCACGCCTCTCGCACCATCTCGTCTGTGTCGAGAGCGTGCATGGCGAGAGGGTCGAACTGGGTGATCGACGTAACCAGCGCCACGCCGGATTGAATCGCCCGGACCTTCGTTACCCTGGTCTGTGCCTGAGACAAGAGGCCCAGGTATTGAACCTTGATTGGCTCATGCTCGGAATCTTGTAGAATTTGCGGAGGTTCCGGTATGCGGCCCGCCCGCGCCTCAATGTCGTACACCCTGGCAATCATGGGGTTGAAGCCTTCCGATTGCAGGTTGCCGACGATGGTTCCAAGCAGCGCCGCTTTCTCGGTCATCAGTTCATTGATTTGCGCCGTCACCATGCGCTCTGTAGCGCCGCCCTGCGCCAACTGTGTAAGAAGCGTGAACACATCCGTGTGGAAGTGTTGGTTGATGATCTGCGCGACTTTGCTCTGATACTCCGTATTGAAGGGAAGGTTTTGAACGCCGGTCGTCAAAGGCTGAGGCATGATCTGGCGAATGTCGCCACGGTTGGTGGGGATGAATGTGAGGCCGTTCGGGCCACGCTGAATCTTTCCGCGCTGATCCTCATACGCCACCATCGGAGGCTCTGCCGCTTTCTGGGCAGTAATCAGATTGGTTCTCCCCATCTGATTGTCCAAAGCTATAGCGACCCAAGCGTCGTGCGCCGGTGAGCGTCCGTAGGTTTCGTCTGAATTCTTCCTCCACCTCCAACTCAGAATCGGCATGGAGTCGTAGCCGCCCTCGGACAGCATCTTCAACCCCTGATCTTCATCAGCGCCGAGAATCTTTCCGCCCTTTCGATACACCCAATCGGAGGCCCATTTCTTTCCCTTCGCGTCCATGCGCCTTGGATCATAATCTTTTCGGGGATAGACCGCATGGAGAACTTCGCGCTGCTCGTGCATATTGCTTTCGTAGTCATGCTCGAAGTTTGGGTCTGCCTTCTTCATTTCGTCCAGGCCAAATTTCTGAACAAACTGGCGCAAGGTCCATTTCCAGACGCGATAATTAGTATCGACCTGACCAAATCGGTTTTCTGCGATGAAGCACTCCCGGAAATGGGGAACGGTAAAGATGATAGTTGCCGTAGAAACATCCTCTTCGATCAGCAAGTGGGCTGTGCCTGGAGCAGACCCGTCGCCGATGAATTCCGGCACCACGTCGTAGAAATTACTGCGGTTGAACGCTGAATACATCACATCTTGGCAGTTCTGAATCCACCGCTGGACTTCCGGATAGGAATCAGTTCGCTTTCCAGTCCATGCTCTCATCCGGCTTGTGCGCGAAAAGTTCAGTTTGCCTGGAAGTTCCAGCCCAAACCAAGGTTGATTGCGAGAACAGAGATACCCCACCATACCCTTGACCAGAGTGTTGTGGGCAAGCATGGCGGAGTCGGCGAAAATCTCAGGACCGGTAGGTTGACCTGGCCACAAATCCTTGTCTTGCACGCCCCGCCTGCCGTGGGCCACGTAAGCGATGATGTTGTCCACCATCCATTCCCACGGAAGTCTTTCTTGTGCAAGGACTTGTAGATATTTCTGTGCATCTTTGGCTCGTTCGTCGGCGGAGCGGTCGTTGAGCCGGGAGGGTGCATATCCCCCGGAGTCCATATAAGGCGAGGCTAGACCGACAGAAGCCATTATGCCCCCAATGTCGCTTTCCCTACTGTAGCATTACCGCTTGTCATCGGGCTTTGCAGCATTGTGCTTGCCATGCCCCGGCGCTGTGTCAATGCCTGAGCCTGAGCCAAAGCCGACGCCTGGGCCGCCTGAGCCGTCTGTTCATTGGTTTGTGCCTGAGTGGGAGCCTTGGGCGTGGAAGGCTTGCTGACAGCCGCATAGATGCCCTCACCAACAGCCGCCGCCGCCGAAACGCTCGCGCCGATAATCAATGCCGTGGTTGCTGAAATGCTTCCTGCCATCCTATTCTCCCGTAACCACTATAATATCACCGCTCCCATCACGGCGCGACATCAACTGGTCAGCTTCGGCGAATACCTCATCCTCGGCTTCTTCTACTGTAGCAAAAGCCGTCGGGTAAATCATCGTCATCTCAACAGGCCCATGAGTCCAAAAGAACTGTTTTCTGCCCGCACATCCGGGTATGACATTGTATCCGGTGAATTCAACCCTCTGGTCGCCGATCAGCACTGAGCAATCGCCGTGAACGATAAGCACGGTTGCCAGCTTGATAAGCGAACCCATCATCTTTGTTTCCGGTTCAAGCCTGATGGTTCTCGCGTACATTCCACCGTGGAAGAGATGCTCTGTCGCGAGTTCGATCTGTGGACAGGATAGAATGATTTTGTTTATCTCGTCCAGTTGAGCGATAACGGCTGGCGAAGCTGGGATCATCGGTAAAGGTGCCGTCAATGCGCTCATAGCCACCTCGTAAACATGGTATGGCTGACCTTGCAACCGGGGCGGCGCGATAGAACCACCTCCAAAGGACTTCCCACCCTGGCCGTGTACACGAGCGCCACACACCCTGTAACTGCTGATACCCTTTCGACGGTCGTCATCAATTCTCTCGCCGCTCCAGTTGCTCTGTGAGACGGCAAAACGAATAGGCTTTCAATCGTCGCCGTGCGCTTCCCATTGTGCGGCATAACGCCTGCAACCACAGAGACAAATCCTACGAGAACATCATTCACATACGCGCCGAAGCAGTAAAGCGCACCTGAGTTCTCCATTGCCTCGTATATCTGGCGCTGAGGGTTGTAGTCGGGCACGACGCAGTCTTTCGCGTAGGCGTCCAACAGTTCTGCCGAGTTGGGCGCGTCGAGGATTTCCGCGTAGCTGACTGGTTTTATCTCAAGCATTTGTGCTCCTCTTCTGCATTATCGCCTCGCCACAAAAATCAGTTCACTGGGGGCTTTCATCGGCTTATCTACGGGGCCTTTGATGTAACTCTCTATGAACAATGGCTTGATCTTTCCTGTTGTTTTATATGGCTGTTGTCTCCAGTGCCCACGTACCGCCCACTGGCACTGATATTCCCGATGTGCTTCAGTTCCCGGTACATGCGGATTCTCTGGTCTTCTAAGTGTCACGACCTGGACTTCATTGATATTAACGCCAACCTTAATTGCCTTTGCAATCTCGATTCGCGTTCGATGATCCGTTTCTACCGGCTTACGCAGAGCGATGTGCTGATTCATAAGAGCGATGAGCGTAAAGAATACTTTCCTCCTGTATATTGCCGCTTCGCTGAAAGCATCCTCGTGGAACTCTTCTACTTCTATTCTTCCGTCACAAGTTGAGTCTTCTGCAATGGTTGCGGTTTGATAATCTCCAAGGGGTTCTCCTGTATCTATGTGGAAGTTATTAGTATAGAAGGCAACCGCAGTCATGTTCTGAAGGCCCAATTGACGGCCATTACTCGTTTGCACATCCACCCCACCACAAAAATTCCATACTAACCAAGATACCTCTGTTCCGTTTATTAAAATAGGCTTCTCAAAAGCCACAAAACCACGCGGCGTGATGTAATCAGAAGCCGTAAGTATAGCATTGCCAGGCAACTCCGTAGCCTGCGCCACCACCAGGTTCACAAAGTCAGACTCGATGAAGTAGTGCCCACAATCTGAATCTCCCAGCATCTGTAGAACACTCGTGGCTACGAAATCCGTTGAAGCGTATATATATGCAGTCTTAGGGCCTTTATCTCTGTGAAATTCAGAAAGGTATGCAAGTAAATTACGGTCGTCTGGGAACCTAGCTTTCACCATTTTCCCATATACCATCATCCGCATACGCCGATAAAAAGTTTGCCAGATTTTAATGTTCATTCGGCTCTCCGTTTCCTGATAGCCTGCACCAAATCCACAAGAAGCTTCACGTTGATCTTTGTGGCCTGGCCTCTGATAGGCCGTGGATCGTTCGGTTCCTTTTTCATGATTGAGCACTCCGTAACCCGTAGCTCAGGGGGTTGTAGTCCGTTTCGTTTCTTGCAGCCAGAAATTGCGCGATTAAGTCAACCTGC